TTTCTTAAAAGACTGCGTAAAAAACATAAATGTCGTTACATAGTCACTGGAGAATACGGAAGTGCAAAAGGACGTTCACATTGGCATATAATACTATTCTTTAAGGATAGTTGGCCAGAAGTGACGGCAAATAAAAGGGTAGATTGGAAATATTGGACACATGGGTTCACTTATTTTCAAGAACCTGATTGGAAAGGTTTTGAATATTGCCTTAAATATGTTCTGAAAGATCAGACATCAAGGCAAAGCGATAGCCATTTGGCTATGAGCAAAAAACCTCCATTAGGACACGAGTTTTTTCAACAATTAGCGAAGCAATATGTTGAACAAGCACTCGCACCTCAAACATATTTTTATAAGTTTGGGGATGTGAGAGATTATAAAAACAGAGAGAAAGGGTTTATGATGCAAGGCAAAACAAGAGAAAATTTCATGGAAACTTTTGTTAACGAGTGGGAAGACAAATATTCACACGAACCGTTATCGGAATTAGTAACAGATTACTACGACGATATAACGGAAATAGAGTACACAGACGAAGAAATGTACGAACGCCTACATTATCAACCAGTAAAATATGTAGAACCTTGGATTGAAGGCCAAGGAGACGGAATATTTAAAGATATACATATGGTGGAAGCAACATATGACGGAATACCAATAGTATATTGGGAAGACGAAAATAAAACAGGATTGCAAATACTAACGGAGAATGACGAATGGCACGAAAAAAGACCAGAAGTAATAAAAACAATAAAACAAGGACAACAAATACAACGACGGCGAACCTACGCCGAAGTACAGTACGCGGAATTGGACGGGGAATAGAAATATACAGTCCACCCGTTGAACAACGGGAGCGAACGGCTACAGCACCGCCTGAACAGGCTTTAGCGCAGCGGAAAAAATCCCCCAAAAACTTTAGGGTCAAGGACTTGCGGATAAGGTGCAAAGATAGACCAAAGAAAAACACCCCTACTGGGGGGTCAGGGTCTAAAAAAACATATGTTCCTTGGTGTTAAAAGTTAAAAAATGAAACTTTTTTAAAAAAAGGGCTTTACATTTACAAATGTACAAAGCTATAAAAACGTATGGGTCAACACAATGAGTCTCAATCTGATAACATAATATATATTATCGGCCATTGAGCAGTTAGACCCTTCTAAATAAGAAGGAGTAAAAATTGCAATTACTACTAATTAAACAAATCTTAAAACCGATTATCACTAGATGTGGTACAATGCTTGGCGCATCGCTTGCGGGCGCAGGGATTGCAGTTGGTACAACTGAAAGTATCGTTTTGGGATTTACCGCTTTAGCGGGAGTATCGATCGACCTCATTACACGGAGGTGGATCAAATGAAATTAAAAGACATCATTATAGCAACAGTAGCGGGAATAGTAATGGGTTTAGCCCTATTCTCAGACACGTTGATAAACGCGGGAGTAATATAATATGGGTTTTGGAACAACATTTCAAAAACTAATCATGAAGCCAAGCCGTAAAATGGGTCGCCAATTAGAAGATTATGTTAAAACAACATATATGGGCGATCCAAACGGAATTGAAGGATTACGCAGAAAAAAACAAGATAATGGAACCGATCTTGGTAAATTAAGACGCGACGCAGTTGCAAACGGATTTAATCCGTTAACAGTCTTAAGAGCAACAGGTGGACAAGGGTTTTATAAAAATGAAATCCCAATGGGACGTCTGTCCTCAGACGCATTTTTCAATACATTTGATAGAATAAAACAACGACAATACAATGATTTACCATTATTAGTTGAACCAAATTATACTCTTGTAGAAGGCAAAGGCAAACTACAAGATATTATGGATAATAATAAAAAGTTAAATAAATCAAGAAATATTGGACGTGAAATAATACCTGGCCCAATAGAATACGATGTATTTGAAGATGGCGACGGCAAATCTAAAAGTACAAAAGTAACAGGTATTTTAAGGACTATTGTAGATCAACATGGAAAAGAACGCCTTTGGCCTGCTGATCCAGAAGAAATGAATTTTATAACAGGTTCATTATTTTGGACAGCTGCAGAATTAGATCATCAATTTGGAAAATTATTAAATTGGCGTAAGTCTTTTCATACAAACAAAAAAGACGGAACACCAATGAGTGATATTGCAAAAAAAGTAAATTCAAAAAGAATTACAAATAATATTCAACAAACACCACAATTATCAACACAGCAATTTAAAACAATACGCGGAATTACAAAAGGAATTCGCAATACCCAAGATGAAATTAATGGGTTTGTAAGAAGTGATTATTAAATGTGCGCCAAGTGTAAAAAAATAAGAAAAATTATAACCAAAATCATTGCAAGGAGAAAACGCAAATGAGAATGACTGAAATGATACCAAACTCACCTATTGCAGTACAGAAATCTGTACGTAGCGCAAAAGGCCGAGTATTAACATCGGGTGATGCAGGTAAAATTCTGCCACTGAAGTATGAATGGTTACACCGCGAAGACGGAGTACGAAGCGGTAAAGTAAGAGTTAACGTTGAAATGATGGAAACATCACAAATGTTAATGAACGGTGTAGGCGTAACACTTCACGCATATTTCGTACCAATGCTTGCATTTGATCGTTTTAATGGATCAATGGACGAATTAAACCGATCATATAAAAAAGAAAATGGCGCAGCAGGTAGCGTAATACCATTTTTTGAAACAAATAAATATTATGTACCATCATCAAATTCAGTATCATCGAGTTCTCCTGATGGATTTGATACATATACTGGAGCTGATTGGTTTAATGATCGTGCACAATTTTATCAAACAATGGGTATACATATTGAAGGTTCAGATTTAAATATGTCTGTTCTTGAAGCATATAATGCAATTGTTAACCATAGACGTAAAGCAAGATCTAAATCGTTACCACTAAGAAACGCATTTGATCATAGATTAGCTGATGCTTTTTGGATTAATAATGGAATGCAAAATATTGTACCTGATTATGATCAGAACTTAATTGACGGACAAGTAACACTTGCCGGATTGACATTTCAAGCACCAATTAAATCTGCAAAAGCAACTAGATTTGATACAAATGCTACAACTACTGCATCTGCAAGTACAGGTGCATTAGGTGGTCAAAATGCACCAACAATGGCAGGTGCAGATATTATTGACGAAGGCGATATGTATTTATTTGATGAAATATATGCAGAGTTAACAACAGGCGGAAACGCAACAATGTCACTTGCTGACATTGAACAAGCACGTAAAACAGCTGCATTTGCTAAATTAAGAGCAAAGTACGATGGAATAGACTCCGAACATGTGATTGATTTGCTTATGTCAGGAATTAGAGTTCCTGAAGAAGCATTAAAACAACCAATATTATTGGGTCGTCAACGTTCAATGATAGGATTTAACCAACGTTATGCAACAGATGGCGCAAACTTGGATAAGTCAGCAACTAACGGTATGGCAACAATTGACATGTCATTTAGAACACCTGCAATGAACACTGGCGGTGTTATTATGATAACAGCAGAAATTGTGCCCGAACAATTATGGGAACGTAAGAAAGATTATTTCTTATACACATCAGACCCAGATACGTTACCCAACTACTTGAGCGATTTTTTAAGTCCAGAAAAGGTCAGTCGAGTCCAAAATGACCACGCTGATGTAAATCACGCAACACCAGATGGTACATTTGGTTATGCACCACTCAATCATGAGTGGCAAAGAGATGCTGTAAATGTAGGTGGTAAATATTACCGCCCTGCAAATGACGCATTTGACGAGGACAGGGCTAAAATTTGGTCTGCCGAGTCAACCAATCCGACTTTAAATGAAGACTTTTATTTATGTTCAGGTTTGCACAAAAAAGTATTTGCTGACCAGGTAAGCGACAGTTTTGAAATAACATGTCTATCGGACATGCAAATTGTAGGAAACACTGTATTCGGTGCAGGACTACAAGAAACTGACGCAACAAGCGATTATGACACAATCACTTCACAAGTCGATTCCTCGCGTATCGTTAAGTGATAAAAAGCAGGGGAGCCCTCCCCTCCCCTGCTTAAATTTAAAAAGGAAAACATAAAATGAATAGAATTAAACACGGCAACGTAAATAAGTGGACATCCACAAAAGCGGGACAAGTGATTGAGTTTGCATCAAGCAAACCAAGACACGTAAAATTTGAAATTACAGCAAATTCAAACATTGAAATTTGGGTGGCAGACAACAACAAAATGTCTGACGCTGTATTGGTGGGAACATCAAACGGAAAAACCGAAATTCAATACACAGCACCTGCAACAACATATGTGCAAATAAAGGCTGAAAAATCAGCTGATGTATTTGTAAATATACCAGACTTGGATCAAGCAGTTGAAAATACTGATAACCCAAGTTTTACATCGATAGAGCCACGCGTATCAACCGGCACTGAGTATGATAAAATTGCTATGATGATGAAATATAATCAACAGCAAATGGAACAACAGCTACAGGCCGAAAGAGCCGCATTAAGAGCTGAAGTTGCAAAAATTAAAGCAGAAGCGGAAACAGTAGTTGAAGCGCCAGTAGAGGCAGAAGCAGAAGATGCTGGAGAAACCCCCGAGTAAGTTTTTACGTTGGATACGGTTTATTGACCGTATCCAATTCTGGCACAGGGACGAACTTGTGCACAGAACACACGTAGAAGCGGCACGATCGTTAGCAGAGCCAAATGCATCAAAATCACTCTGGGTTAAAATTCAGCAAACAGAAAACGATTATGTAGGGGTACACCCTGACATAGTTGAATTTTGGAAAGCCTTTTCCAAAGCAATGAAGCGTAGGAATATACCAATCCGAGCGTTTGAATTTGTACGTACTGCAGAACGACAACAAGAGTTATACGAGAAAGGCAGAAGCAAAGCATCTGCCGGATTTGGCGCACACCAATATGGAATGGCTGTGGATATAATTCATGCCACACGTGGTTGGAATTTAAGCAAAAAAGAATGGGATTGCATGGTTGCAATCGGCAAAGAAGTTGCGCGTAAACGCAACATAAAATTGGACTCAGGACACGATTGGAATTTCTGGGATCCAGCACACTGGGAAATAGATAATTGGCAAGAAAAAATAAAAGACCCATTTTAAAAAGTAAGTTGAATAACTTACACGAGGCAAACGGAACGGAAACTCCAAGTATTGGAGTTCCGTTTGCCGACCATATATCCCCTACCCTTGTTAAGATATGCATTTAGTGACACCAAACTACAGGAACAGAGTTAAATTATGTGCATAGCACCAATAAAATTAGATGATGGGACGGAAGTTGGGTGTCGCGAATGCTGGCAATGCCGCAAACGTAGAGTTAACGATTACGTTGGAAGATGCATTGCCGAAAGTAAGTTTTCAAAAAAAACTTACGCAGTAACATTAACGTATGACGGAGATCAGGGCGTTAATGCAGTAACGTTAATTTATAAAGACGTACAGGATTTTCTTAAAAGACTGCGTAAAAAACATAAATGTCGTTACATAGTCACTGGAGAATACGGAAGTGCAAAAGGACGTTCACATTGGCATATAATACTATTCTTTAAGGATAGTTGGCCAGAAGTGACGTCAAATAAAAG